TACCTGATTGAAGGCTGAAAACACTCACCACAGGCGCGCCGCCGCCCAACATCACAAAACACGTATGATATATGCCACTTTCGCGTAACCCGGGCGGCGCCTTATGAGTTCATGTGTACCTTGTGAGTTTCGGGCCTAGTTTGTTTCAACGCTAAGAACGTCTCAGCACCCCCGCAGGCGCCCGCCCGCCCCGTCCCACACGCGCCCCCGGATCTCGGCGACCCTTACCCCATACCGCCGACACCGAAAGGGGAACAGCCCCCATGCCCCGAAAAAGAGCACCCCGCAAAGTCACCCCGAAAACACTCGATCAAGCCCGCCGCCTAATCGCAGGCCTAGAGCTACGCGCGACCGGCATGACCTACCAAGAGATCGCCGACACCCCCTACGAAGACGGCCCCAACGGAACCATGTGGGGCGGCGACCGACACAACTGCCGCCGCGACCTGGTCGCCGAATACGAACGCACCATCAGCGAACCCGCCGAAGTCGTCCGCCGCATGGAGATTCAGCGGCTCGACATGATGCTGATGGGTCTCGCGTCCGCAGGCATGTTCGAAGGCGACACGAAGGCCGTCACCGCAGGCCTGGCGCTCATGAACCGCCGCGCGAAGCTGCTCGGCCTCGACGCCCCGACGCAGATCGAAACCAGCGGCGACGGCGTCATCAACGTCAGCTTTACCGAAGCACTCGCGCCGACAGGGGGCGGCATGGCGGCGCCGGAACTCGAAGCTAAGCCCCAAGATGCCTAAGACAGTCCACTACGACTACACCCCCTCCCCCGGCCCGCAAACCCTCGCGCATCACACCCTCGTCGATGAAATGCTCTACGGCGGCGCCGCGGGCGGCGGTAAGTCCCGCATGGCTAGGGCCGAAGCCGTCCTAAACTGCCTACGCGTCCCCGGGTTCAGGGCAATCATCTTTCGGCGCACCTTCCCCGACCTCGAACGATCCGTCGTCGAGCCGCTGCTGCAAGAGATCCCGCGCGAGTTGGGCCGGTACAACTCAACGAAGCACCTATTCAGATTCTTCAACGGCTCAATCCTGGAACTCGGGCACCTGCAACGCCGCGATGACCTGATGAAGTATCAGGGCGCCGAATATCAGCTAATCGTCTTCGAAGAAGCGACCCACTTCATCTACGCGATGTTTGATTACATGCGGTCCCGGTTGCGCGCTGGCGGGCCGGTCGCGCTCGAACTCGCCCGGCTGGGACTGCGCCCGCGCATGATCCTGACGGCGAACCCTGGCGGCGTCGGGCACCATTGGGTCAAGCGTGAGTTCGTCGACCCCGCCCCTGCCGGGAAGGTCTGGCGGAAACCCCCAACCATCGACGAACCCGACCCGCCGACCCGCTGTTACGTGCCCGCGAAGGCGACCGATAACCCCTACTTGGATAAGGGCTACATAAACCGGCTGAACTCGCTGTCAGAAAACCAGCGGAAGGCCCTCCGCGATGGTGACTGGGACGTCCTAGACGGCGTCCGCTTCCCCGACTTCAGCCGGAACGTTCACGTCATCGACCCCGGGCAGCTACCCATCCCGCACGTCGGCTACCCCCGCGCCGTCGGCATCGACTACGGCAGCAGCGCCCCGTTCGTGGCCCTTTGGGGGGCGAAGCTCGCCGACGACCTGATCGTCGTCTACCGCGAGGTCGACGGGAAGGGCCTCACCCCTAGGCAGCAAGCCGAAATGATCCGCGACAGCGAAGCCGACGGCGAACGCATGCCCGAACGCCCGATACCCCTGGTACTTGACCCGTCCATGTGGGCGCGGTCCATCAATAACCCCCTGGCCGTCGGGAAGGACGACGCGCCGCCGCCCGGATCGATCGCCGACTCTTACTATCAGGTCTTCGGGTCACAGATCAGCAAGGCCCGGAACGACCGCGTCGGCGGGTGGGCACTCGTCGAAGAACAGATGCGCGTCAGGGCCGACGGCCTGCCCCGGCTACTGATCCACTCGACTTGCGTGAACCTGATTAGGACACTGCCCGCCGCGCCCCGGGACGTCCGCAACCCCGACGACATTGACACGCACAGCGATGATCACTGGCTCGACGCGCTCCGCTATCTCTGCTTCGAACTGATAGGGAAGGCCCCGATCCAGCCGTTCGACGCGCAGGCCTACGCCAACAGCCGACGCACGTCGACCGTTACCGGCGATCTCGGCAGCGTCCGACTCTAGGCCCGTCCCACAACCCGCCCCCGTCGTCGTTGATGGTGGGGGCATGGTTGTAAAAGTAGATCCCGAGATCGGCACGCCTGGCGGTATCGCTATTGACGCTGCGGCGAAGAATGGCGCGTCGTCGTTCGTGATTGAGCCGTTGGACCCGAACCCTGATCTGCATTTCCCCCTGTCGATCCCGGTCTACGACGAGATGCGCAGCACTGACGGGCAGGTCGCGTCGCTTTTGTCGGCGATCAATCTGCCGATCCTGGCCGCGCGGTGGCAGTTGCAGGGCGCGAACGTGCGGCCTGAGATCATGACGTTCGTCAGGTCTGAACTTGGCCTTGACCTGCCCGGCGAAGCGTTGGAGCGGCAGCGGAAGCACGGCATCGTCTGGCTCGACCACCTCGAAACCGCTTTGTTGTGTCTGCCGTTCGGGTTCATGCCGTTTGAGCAGGTTTACGAACCCGGCCCGCCGACGGCCGAGCAGGCGGCGCTCGGTACTGATCTGTTGCTGCATTTGCGGAAGCTCGCGCCGCGCCTGCCGCGCACGGTCTCGCAGATCCATGTCGGCCGCGACGGCGGTCTCGCCGGGATCTCGCAGCCGCCCCTGGACCCGAAGGCGAAGGACGATATTTTCATCCCGGTCGAGCGCCTGGTCTACTACTGCCACAAGCGCGAGGGGGCCGACTGGTCGGGCCGGTCTATCTTGCGGACGATCTACAAGAATTGGATGATCGGCGATAAGATCCTGCGGCTGTCCGCGCAGATCATCGAGCGTAACGGCATGGGCATCCCGACGGTCTATTACAACGACGCGAAGGTTTCGAAGGCTGACGCCGAGCAGATGGTACAGAATTTCCGGGCCGGGGCGACGGCCGGGGCGGCGCTGCCTGACGGGGGCGCGAAGTTCGAACTTACGGGCGTGACGGGGCAGACGGTCGACCCGCTGCCGCACATGAAGTATCACGATGAGAAGATCGCCGAGTCGGCCCTCGCGATGTTCAAGACGCTGGGCCATGACTCCGGGGCGCGGTCCCTGGGCGACACGTTCGTCGACATATTCACCCAAGCCGTGCAGTCGATCGCCGATTTCTTCGCCCGGACCGCGACCGAACACATCATCAGGGATCTCGTCGAACTGAACTTCGGCCCCGACGAACCCTACCCGGTCCTGACCGCTGGTGACCTGTCCGCGAACCGGGCTATTACCACGACCGCGTTGAAGGAACTCGTCGACGCGAAGGTCATCACGCCCGATGACAAGCTCGAAGACTTCATGCGCGCGACGTCGGGCCTGCCAGTCGCCGACCCGAAGACCGCACGCGGCGGCGAAGACCCGAGTGTTGACGAACTGAACAAAGCGAACATCGTCGGCGCCCTGATCCGTTCCGGTTTCGACCCGGCCGAATCGGTCAATGCCGCGGGCATGGGCCACATCAAGCACCTGGGCTTGCTGCCGGTCACGGTGCAGCCCCCGGCCGCGGGCACGGACCTGACGAACGCCCCGCCGCCCGTCCCGGGCACCCCGTCGGCCCCGAAGTCCGGGGCACCAGCGGCGACGCCTGCCGCGGTCGGCCTGGCCGAAGGCGACCACCAGAAGCTCTCCCGGCTCGAAGCGATCATGACCGAACTCGCCGAGTACCGGAGGGGCGACCATGTCTGACGACCTGAGCCTCGAAGCGCTGCCCGCGTCGGGCACGCTTGCCTTCGTGCTGCACTGGCATGACATGGGCGTCGACTTCCCGATCAGCGGCGACGGCACGACGATCAGCGGGCAGCATGTGCGCTAAGTGCGACACGCTCGAACATGATCTGACGGTCGAGATCCTGCTTGCGCAGGCCGAAGCCGAGTTGATTCTTGCGCAGGCGTCCGCTGGCGAGTCGGTGCCGGGCGCGATCCGGCCGCTGTCGGCGGCTGAGAAGCGGGCGAAGATGCGGTTCGGCGAGATCCACGATTTGGAGCAGAACGCGGCCGACGAAGCCGCTAAGTTACTGGCCGGTAACGCGCAGGTTTACATAATGGCCGTTATCAGCGCAATTTTCGGCGCGGATAACACCGCTACCCCGGCTCAGATCGTGAAAGCGTTCGAGCGCCTGGCGCGCGGCAAGATGCCCGCGGCGGCGGTCGAAGCGGCTGACAAGCTGGCACTGTCCATAGGGAACATACTAGAGCAGGTCTACGCCGGGGCGTCGCTGATCGCGCTCGGCGAAGCGTCCCGGCAGGGCGTGGAGGATCTCCCGCCGCCGCTCGTGCCCGCTGCGGGTCAGTTCGCCGTCCTCGCCGGGGCCGTCGCGCTGCACCCCTGGACCCGGCTCACAACGAAGCTTCAGACGGACATGCTCACCCCGAAGGCCCTGCAGGCCCCGGCCGTGAAAGCCGATGTGATGGACGCGCTGAAGGTGATCCCGCTCGACGGCGCGACCGACCTCGCGCACCAGTCGATCAACGTCGCCCACGCGGGCGGCAGGTTCGACACGGCGAAGAAGATCGGCCCGGCGATGGAGGTGACAGCGTCAGAACTGCTAGATGGTAGGACGTGTGACCGCTGTTCCGCTGTTGACGGGAAGGTCTACGACAGTCTCGAAGCCGGGCTCGTCGAATATGAACAGGGCTTTTATGGGGCCTGCCGCGGCGGCTCGCGCTGCCGCGGCACGCTGACGATCCTGTACGGGCACTAGGCGTCGCCCCTGCCTGATAGGCTCGCCCTGTATCCGTGACAAGATATTGAAGTCTCAGCCGAAAGCCCGGGCCTGACCGCCCGGGCTTTTGTGCGCCCGCCTAAGCCTTCCCACACAGCCCGAACCGGGCCGGTCAGCATGTCGGGTATGACTATCGCTACGACGACTTTCAAAGACGTGCAGCTTGTGCGCGCTGGTACCTGGGGCGGGATGACCGGGCAAAGCACGATCACCCCGGCGCACCTGGCCGACGCCGTCGCCGCCTATGGTGATCCCGAGATTGACCGGGGCGTCATCAAGATCGGGCACGACGGCGACCTGAACCTCGCGACCGGGCACCCGGCGCTCGGCTGGATCGAGAACCTGAAGCTATCCGCGGATAAGAACACCCTGATCGGTGATCTCGTTGACGTGCCCGCGAAGCTCGCGTCGATCGTGCCCCGGGCGTTCCGGCGCCGGTCGGTCGAGATGAGTCTCGGTGTGACGACCCCTAGCGGGAAGAAGTACGCCGCCGCCCTGACTGGCCTGGCGCTTCTGGGCGCGAAGGCCCCGGCCGTCAAAGGGCTTGACGACGTCCTGAGCCTCTACGCGTCCGAAGGCGTGCCCGGCATGGCTGACGACGCGACCCGCGACGCCGTGATCGCGTTCGCGGTCGAAGGTGCTACGGACACGGCCCCCGTCCCACACGCCCCCGGCCCGGGCGGTAACGCTGACCTTGGAAGCACCACACCCGACGAAAGGACTGCCGACGTGGCACTCTTGGACGCAGTAAAGAAG